TAGTCTTCACCGTTGACCATTCTATTCTGTGTGTAGTAACGTGCAGGTGCACGTTGTTTAATTTCTTCTATGGTTTCACGCTGTTGTGCATTTGAAACAGGGTTAGTGATACCGCAATTGAAAGTCAGCACTTCGTTGCGACCAAATCTGCTGACATAGGTAATCTGCAGCACAACACTTTGCATTTCTTCAGGATTAATGATGTACTCTAATCCGTTTGAAGCACGTACATAGGTACGGAAAAATCCCACTGGCACTTCTGAAAACACACCGTCGCCAAAGGTCAAGGTAATCTGATCATTTACACGACTGGTTATACTGTAGATCTTTCTTTGATTTGGAGCCAACTGTTCAACCGCAGCAGCGTAAATGCTTTCAGCATACGCCCACTCGCTGGCCACTGTTCCGATGTCATCCAGTTGATACAACCAGTAATCTTCGTTGTTGACGCCTTCAATATTGATATCAACTGTGCGATTGGTAATGGCCTCAGCCAAGTTAAAGTCTTGATTTTGTAGTACACCTTGCTTGAACAGAAAGAAGAAACCAGTGTTGTTAGATCCAAATCCCAGCTTATCGTTGAGGTATAGGATATTAAACTCACCGTTGGGCTGCGGCGGTGGTTCGTACACATAGTTTTTGCCTTGTGTTGACGAACTCACTGCTTCAAATGGCATGTTTATACCGTCAACATTAGATGTATAAGGTATAACTGGCAAGAACCCAGTGGCAAAGTTTATGGTGTACTCAGATGTTTCTACACCCAAAATTGTTTGTTTGTTGGCAGGACGGCCAAACTTTTGACTGTCAACAAAGGCAGCATTCATCACATAAGTGAACTGTTCAAGCCAATTGGCATTTGTGGGGTCGTTCCAGTTGATAGTGACGTTTGATAAGTTGACACCGTTGAAATCTGTAATGCTTTCTGTGGTCTGTACAGAAAACACTTTTAACAAGCCTTGTGCTGATTGGTTGCGCTTGGGAGTATAGCTGACTAAATCAGCCAATCTGACCACTGAGTCGCGTCGCTCTGCAGTATCTAAGAAGTTTTCTCTGGCATTTAAGTCGTTGCGAAATGCCAGGGCCTGTCCCATAAAGGCCATGACATCAAGAATCGCTATAAATTCAGAAGATTCAATATAGTCGTTAAAAGTCTCTGGGTAGTATAAACGCAGATAGTCTACAAAACTCTTGCGTAGAGTTTCAAAATCGTAGCTCTGGAAGTCAGCTTCTCTGTAGGTCTGGTACAGACGCTTCCAATCTTCTACTCCAAATATTGCTGTTTGTCGTGCTGTCTTAGCCATGTTATCTCGTCTATAGAGTATTTATTACAAGTAAAAACAGCGTAGTTTTAGATGAAAGTGGCTCTGCGAGACTCTTGATCAAGGAACAAGGACAGCAGTTGTGCTTCTGAACTGTTGACTGTTCTGACAAATAGCTCTATGAGAATACCGTTTTCTTGCGGATATATTTGTGCGTCCTGTATAGAAACTCTTGGATCGCCGCCAGCAACTCTTTGTATTTCGGCCAGCATGTCTTGTGTGGTGTCAATGGCTTGATTTTCAAACACATAGCTCCACAGTGATGTCCCGTACTCAGGACGTCCAGGTATTTCTCCCTTTTGAATGTTGAAGGCATTGGCCAAATCGCGCTTGATTAACTCAAAGTCAATCAAGGTAAATTTTTTATACTGATTGATAGTATTAAATCCAATGAATGTAGTCATAACAATACTTATCCTATTTTGGTAGTTGTATGTGCAACACGCTGCTTACTTCTTTGCAGCAAATTTTTCTGCTGCAATTTCAGCATCAATTTGGGCCTGTGATTGAAATTGCGAATCATTGGGATTTACAATTATCCCCCGGGTTTGTGCCAATGCTGCATCTGCATTTGATCCTGCATTGGTTACTGGTAGATTAGTTACCGAAATATTTTTGCCTCCCAGGAACGTGGACTGCGATGGGGACTGTGCAGTTTGTGTACCAAAATCTCGTTGAAATTCTTGTAGGCTGCTTGTTCTTCCGGTAGTTCCAGTAGTAGGGCCTGACAATGGACCAGCTTGAGCCAAGGCTTCAGCACCAGCCAAATTACCAGCAGCGGCTGCAAGATTCTGCGCTTGTTCTTCGGATTTGCCCTGAGCTCTAGCGTCAAGATAAGTTTTTACTTTGACCTCTTGTTGGATCCCAGTGACATCAATTCTTGTTACGTTCTGATAGTCCGGAACCGGAACTTTCTTATCCCCAATCACTCCAGCAACAGCAGTGGTCACAGGCAAGCGATTGACAGTTCCTATTATGCCAGCAATAGCAACAGGGCCGCGAGCACTAGACCCACCAAACACAGCACCAATGATGCTGTTGGCAACTTTGATTGCTACTTGAGCATTTTTAGATATCTTGTTGATTTGATTCAGTACCAGGGCATTGGCCTGTCCAGTTGCCCATGATTTCACTGCCGCTGGACCGTACTTGGCAGTGGATTGCAACAAGGATCCCAACTGCGGGACTGTTTCTAATCCGTTGAGTACACCTGTTTTTTTCAAGGCAGTAAGTCCATCTTTCATCAAGCCTTGCTGCAAGCGTGTCTGCAACTGTGGGTTGGTCAGTATGCCGCCGATGTTGCTGACGCCGTCTTTTCCAGTCCAGATAGTAGGGCTGGTCAGCACAGCGTTGAGTGCGTTGGAGTTTCCTAAATACTTACGAACTGTACCAGGTTTGATTAGACCCAGTTGTTCCAGTTGCAGAGGCGAGAAGCCGTATTGTCCAATACCTTTTAGTGTGCTGAATGCGTTGGCAGATTGACCTACTCCAGCAGCAGCTGAACTCAATAGGCTGGTCACTTGCGGCACATTCAAACTGCCGATACCAGAAACGGCCTGTGTCTGTTTCAGTATCTGTGCAGGACTTACAGCATCTGTGACTGGTAAGTTGGTCAACTTTGCTGTGGCCACAGTAGTAGGGGTTACCGGAATCACTGTGGCAGTAGACGATGTTCCCACAAAGCCTGAACTGTCGCCGCCGGCGCCGCCGCTGGCAGTGAATTCTGTCACTGTGGATTTGGCTTCTACACCTCTGTTGTGATACGGATAAGGTTCGTGTGTGGGGGCGCGACTCACAATGGTTATCAGCTTGCCTTTTTCTTCTTCCCAGCCTTTGCCCTCAATCCAGGCCACATCCGGCAGTTGTATATCTTCCAGCAAGGCTGGCTTGGTTATTGATGCGCCGCCGGCTCCGGGGCCGTTGAGATTGATTGTGCCACCCTTGAGTGCCAGGCTGTCGCCGCCGTCCCAGTTACCAGATTTGCTCTTGATGCCCAGGGCACCGTCGGCAGTGACACCTATTGTGCTTTCGCTGTACAAAGATATGTTGGTTTTGCTGGCCAAGTCTAGGGATTCAACAGAATTAATTCTTATGATTTTGCTTTTTATATTGATACTTTCGCCGGCATACATGTTGATATTCTTGTCAGCGTGTAGATTTATTTCGCCCTGTGAACGCACGTTTACACTGTTGGTGCTGAACAGATCAATGGTGCCTTCAGCACCCAACTCCACCCAAGTTTGTCCATTGGCGTGTATGATGTAGAAGAAGTTGCCGTCGTCACTCATGGTGATCTGATGGCCTTTGCTGGATCTTATTCTCACAAGATTGTCATTGCCTACTAGGTCGCCGTCGTCCATTACAAGACTGTGGCCACCACGACGTGACACAACTTTGACACTGGCTAGCTTGGAGTCCTTGTTCTCAACTGTTTTCTTTATCTGCTTGTCGTCGTCGCCACCTTGATAAACAGGTCGACCCGGAGTACTGATACCAAACACTGCACTGGGACTTTCTCGTTGACTGTTGCTGGTGATGGGACCGCGCTGAGTGTCGTTGATAACGCCTTGTTGTAACATTACCGCCGACAGGTAAGAGTGTACTGGTTTCTTTTGGTTAAAGAACTGCGGATTGTTGTCAATCTCGTCGTTCTCGCTGTTGATTTCAGTCACTGGCAACTGCTTGGCATTTTTAAAGTATTCTTTTTGATCGGCGTTTTGTGTGTCAAAGTTTTTGCTGGCGCCAATGGCTGGAATCATGTGGCTGATGCCAGGATCTGGTACACAACCTATGTAATATCCTTGGTTAGGATCACCTGCTACAAAAAAGCAAATGACCTGAGTGCCAAGATCTGGAGGAGTAAACCACATGCCGTAACTTTGCGGGTTACCTACAAATGTTCCTGTTCCAGTATTGGTGCCTGTTTGAGATACTGCTCCGTAGAATGGCGGAATATAGTTAACTGTGCGCCATAGGCTTTCGTCGTCGGGATTGTCGCCGCCAAACTGCTCAATGTAAACTTGCAGGCGTCCTGATCTCACGTTGTCGACGTTGTTTTTAACTTCGCCAATAAAAGGACCAAACTCAGTGGGGTTACCACCACGATCAAACTTGTAGTTCTTACTACGGCCACGGTTGCGTTGTATATTTTCTGACATTAGTAGTCTTTAGCTCCACGTTGGGGTGCTGTATTTACTGGTGCAGTCCGACCCCTAATAATACCTGTTGCGGCTCCGCCGGCTGTGGTCACTACACCAACAGGTCGGCTTCCACTAGTAGGCGCTCGATTTCTCAATGGCTGTGCTGCTGGTGGTGCTGTTCTGGCAGCCGGACTAGTGCCTGGGGCTGGCTTAGCTGGCCTAGCAGGTGTGTTTGCGTTGTTGAGAGGTGCAACCGCAGCAGCACCGTTTTTGGGTTGAACTACAGTAGGCACCACATTGGGATTGGCTATTGCACCTGGATAAGTGGCGGCTGCTGTTCCTCCTGCAGCGGGGCTTCGCTGAAAGTCGCCTGGCTTGACTCCGGCTGGTATTGACGAATAAGGATCGTATTGAGCAGGATCATCGTTTTGCTTGATGGCAGTGGACGGAAACTGGACTAGGACTCCTTCTAGATCCTGTGTAAATTTTCCTTGCTTGAAGCTGCTGGTCACACTGACTGCACGATAGATATAACTCTGTGTCGGTCCATTGGCCAGTGTTTCAATTTGATTGGCGCCGTTGGTTCTTTGATTGGGATTCATCAGGCCAGTGCTTAGACTGTAATCTACTGGCTTGTTCCAAGCAATTTCAAAGAGAGGCTCTTGTATTTCATAGTTGATGGTGCCGTCAGGAAAAAATGGAGTATAACTAAACGCACGTATGTTGCGCCAAATTTCGCCTTGTGCTATCCACGCAGGGTCACCCACAATGCTTATTTTGACACGAGCCAGGTCTGCTGGACTGTATAGGCTGGTGGCAGCATTGGCAGCAGGTTCGTTGATCTTGCCATCCTGTCCTTGATCACTTTCTTGGCTGCGAGTTTGATAGGATTTTTTTGGCAGTTCTCGGTAATCCAAGATAGGACCGTTTTTGGGTGGTGTATTTCCGTTGACCACAACATAATATAGATTATTAAAGTCTTGTTGATAGTCTAAAACTTCAGTATTTTCACCTGTGAACCAATAGGAATATTTTTTGTGTGTTCCTCTAAAGGGGCTCTGATTAAAGTAATCGCTTTTGACATCGTTGACCAAGTAAGGAGCCACACTATAAGTTATCTTGTAGGTGTAATCATTTCGTTTGGGATCATATTTCAGCGGTAATGCCTGTACACCAATGCGATACCAAGAAATCAGCTGTGGCGCATTGCCGTTTTTGATGGGTTGATTGCTTTCTCCGTTGTATTGCAAAATTTGTTGTTCGTAAATGTAGCTGCTGGTTTTTACTGCTTGATCAATAAACTGAATTATACTCATACCAGCCACTGATGGTTTGGTTTGTGTGTTGGGATTCATTGAGTTTGTAGCAGGATTTTTGGCCTGAGCTGCTGTGGTGGGACTGGGTTGTCCCACCTTGGTCTTGTCAACTACACCAGGAGGTTTAGTCTTGGCATTGGAAATTACAGGATCTGGAAATATCACTTCGTATTGATCTGGATATGTAAAGATGCCTTCCTTAACTCGCTCTAACTCAAACTGATTTAAGGCATCGATTAAGCCGCCAGTGATGATTTTCTTGGGTGCTGCGTTGGCTTTAGGCGGAGGAGGATTGTTACCACCACCGTCCTGTGCGGATTCTGTTGCAATTTGTTCTCGGCCATCTTGCTGCTGCTGTTCGTTATAAGATGCTTTTCCACCAAATAGGCCGGCAATTGTTTCTGCCTGCAGTTCTGTGTTGTAGGGTATGATGCCACGGGCCTGACCAGAAGCCTGGTTGTTGCCAGGCACCACAGCTTCGCAGTTGTACTCGGTCAAGTTATTGGCAACACGGAAACCAATCTTGGTAAACTGAAAAGGAATATATTTTTCTACCAAGGCATTTTTATCTGTTCTCACATCCACAGTGCCGTTGTCGACCTTGACCAAGTTGCCTTTTTCGTCGTAGCCATAAAAT